CCACTTGTTCCAATAGCCTGCCATTCAGTCCAACTAGACAAATCATCTGATGTAGAAGTTTCTACTAAGCTTATCGATGTTATACCTGCAGTGTATTCACTAGTAACTGATACTCTACCCGTTCCAGAAAGCCCACATGCAGCTGCTATCGAATAGAGCTGTCCACTTTGTGCATAGACCCCGCTTGTTTCTTTTAGTATGACAGAACCAGGGTCCACAAGAGCATCAACATCAGCAGTACTGTCTCCGCCGTTTGCTAAAATTGAAGATTTAAAATAGAAAATTAGATCCTCCATGGTAAGCGAAGAATCTTTTTCATAGAACCAGTCATCAAATCCTCCTGCGTAGTAATAGGTATTTGCATGCATTCCCATCACTATATCCGCAACACAGGATTGATTTAAGTCTCCCGTAAATGTTCGAACTGGAGATTCCCAGACAGCCCCATCACTTCGATCGCAAAGCAAGTTCTGTACCCTTTTGCTGTTTACTTCAATGATTGATGCAATAAAATACCACCCATTGTTCTTTAGCGTAATAGTAGGTGTTTCTGTCTGGTCATATATCAGAGAACCAGAAGAATTATACAGCATTAATCGTAATCTTCCCTGAAATAAAGAAATATAGAAAATAGGTTGGCCTGGGCCTTGTCTAGTATTAAAAATTGGGATATACGTCTGTCCTACAGAATAAGTAGTCGGGTTTATCCATCCACCAACAACAATCTTTTCACCTAAATCACTAAAAAAGCTACCATCATTGGTAGCCACTAAATGCGTTTTTTCACTTGTTGGATTAACGATATTCTGCCTAAAATATCTTCCCAATCTACCTGATAATAAGTTGGCTGATGTGCCTGACCATCCGGATACAAAGAAATTTCTATTATGGCCGGAATCATCTGCAAGCATATTATTGCTATCAGGTGAAGCTTCATTAAATCGCCAGAGAGCAACTGTCTTCTCGCTTACAGGAAACTCACCTGTAAAATCTGTCTGTGATGTTAAGATTGATTTAATTGCCAAAAACTCACCTCCATCTGCTTCTTGCCATAATCTTCAGCTCGGAAAATGTTGCTCCCACAGCTGATACTGTTATTTCATTTTCACCTTTGTGCAGTATAGGAAAGTTAAGTTCATCCAAACCTGCAAGTCCATTTCTAAGTGTATTTCCGTTTACATCGGTAATTTTTGCAGTTACTAATCCACTATCAATGACAAGCACTTCATCTGCTGCCAAAGCTCCAAATACTCGTAGTTCTTCGCCATTTGTCGTAATAGAGATGTAGGTGGATGATGAGCTGCTGATTATCCCCTTAAGTTGATAAATCGGTTCTGAATCCGCATTCCCAGTTAACCTTTTAATTTCATGAGCACCAACACTGGATATCGTAAAATGTTCATCTATCAGTGCATAGGCGTGTGGATCTGGACAAATAAATTTTAATTCAAAGGCTCCAGCAGTTCTAAGTAGCCTCTCACAATCTACTTGTTCAGTAAGCCGAGCATAAAAGTAACGATCGGGAATATCCTCTAATACAAGCTGCTTGAGACCATTCATTGGATTAAGCCATTCTGCAATAGAATCTAAAACGCTCACTAAATCTGCAAAACTCTTTTGAGGATATACATTACAGCTGATTGTAATGATCCGCTCTGAACTATCGCAACCAAAATCTGCAACTCCCGCCTTTCCTGGAACAACCTCATACGAATTTCGTAGAGCGGGCGATGCCTGCCACCTTGTAAGTTTTGCTTTTATCTTCATATTTTTTGAATTGATACCATTATAAATGAAGCCCATACATCGCCCTCCTTTATGCAGTTATAAATCTTCCTTGCGCTCGTGATCCTGTTTGCATTAAATTATATAGCTCCTGTGAAATCTTCCGAATATCGTCCTCACTTCGAACAATCATCTGCTGTATTGTAATTAATGAGCCTTTAAAAGTTCCATAGCTACTACTAATACCTGCTCCATTCATATTAAGATTAGGGTTGATGTCAAAATCAGTTGGGATAGCATTTTGCATATCTTCACTAACACTATTCATTGCTTTTTCAAAACCAACACCAATACCCTCTCCAAGGTTTTCGCCTATACCAGCAAATAATGTTGATGGAGAATGAATGCCAAAGAAATTTTTAATTTTATTAACAACACCACCAAAAAAGCCTGAGATTTTATCCCAAAGCCAAGCTCCAGCATCTGAGATTCCTTGCCATAATCCTTTTATCAGATTGGTTCCAACCTGGGCCATTTGCCAAATTGAACCTGTAAACCCTTTAACCAGCGCTGTAATAATTTGTGGCACAGCTTTTACAACCTCTACAATAATCGTTGGAAGGTTCTTAATCAGTGAAACTAACAACATAATCCCCGCCTGAATAATCTGAGGAATGTTACCAATAATAGCATTCACAAGAGAGGACACAATCTTTGGTATAGCAGTAATAACGGTCGAAATGATCTGTGGCAGATTTTGAATCAGTGCCACTAACAATTGCACTCCGGCATCAATTAACTGCGGAATTGAGCCCAAAATCGCTGTTATTAACCCGTCTACAATTTGCGGAATCGCTTCTACAATTACTGTGATGATTTCTGGTAAAGCTGAAATTAAAGATGTTAGAAGTTGAATACCAGCTTCGATTATTTGAGGTATTGCACCAATAATGAAATCTACTATCCCAGTAATAATGACTGGCAATGCTGCAATTAACACTGGAAGAGCATCCAAAATTCCCTGAGTTAGTCCAAGCACAAGCTGAAATGCTGCCTCTAAGATCATTGGTAGGTTATCCAAAAGTGCCTGCACAATTTGTATCACTGCTGATACCGCAGCCGGAATTAACTGCGGTAGTGCTTCTGCAATTCCACTTACAATAGTTCCAATCATTTGTACTCCTGCCGCAATAAGTGCAGGTAAAGTTTCAATGATTCCATTGACTAGTGTCATCAGTAGCATGACAGCCGCCTCTGTTATTTTCGGTAATGCAGAGGTAAGTCCTTGAACTAAAGAGATAATTATTTGAGAAGCAATATCCACTACAATTGGCAATTGCTCAGAAATAAATTGAACAGCTTCTTCTAAGATTCCACCAAAAACGTCAATTAAGCCTTGGACACCGTCTTTCTCAAAAGCTTGAGATAATTCATCAATCCAACCATTAACCATCGGAAGAACAGTACCAGAAAGCATGGTTGTTAACCCTTCAGCAAGCTGACCCTTTAACGATGCAACCCCATCCTCAAGAGTTGCCATTTGCCCAGAAAAAGTTTTAGATTGTGCTTCCATTGAACCGTAGAAACGCCCACCTTCAGATGTTGCTGATGCAAATGCCTCCGCAACCATGTCTGCTGAAATTGCCCCTTTTGACATTTCCTCCTTAAGTTCACCGATGGATTTTCCCGTCTTGCGCGAAATTTCCTCTAATGGGTTAAAACCTGCATTAATCATTTGCATCAGGTCTTGCCCTGTTAACTTACCGGTTGAGGACATCTGTGCAAATGCTAAAGTTAAACTTTTGAATTTTTCAGCATCTCCTTGAGAAATATCACCCAACTGTTTCATCCTTATTTGAGCTTCTTCTGCAGACATTCCAAAGCTCATGAGAGTTTGGGCTGATTGAGCGAGATCTTGCATTCCAAATGGAGTAGCTGCTGCTTCTTTTTTCAAATCATTAACTAACTTTTGTGCTTTTGCCTCATCGCCTAGCATGGTAGTAAAAGATGCAGTATAACTTTCCATTTGAGCGTTGTATTCAACGCCATCCTTCATCGCCCCCACAAATGCTTTTCCTATTCCTACGATAGCCGAGCCTAATGCCTTTACTCCACCAATTATGGCATCTGATAGCAGATTTGCTTTGAGTACATCACCAAAAACAGAGGTTTTTTTAGTGGCATCATCCATTTCATCGCCAACATCATCAACATTATCAGCAAGTTCGTCAGCTGCATCAGCAGCATCTTCCATGTTGTCAGCACTTTCATCTGTAGCATCGGAATGTTCACGTAAACTCTTATTGTTATTTTCAAGTTCTCGTTCCATGCCATTGAGCTCAGCCAAAGCCTTATTTAATTGAATCTGCCAGTTTTGAGTTCTACGGTCATTTTCTCCGAAAGAAGTAGAGGCATTATCTAGTGCAGATCGCAATGTCTCTATCTTTTCTTTTTGTGCATCGATCGTTTTTTCTAATACTTCATTACGCGCTGTTAAAGCTTGGATGGATTTATCATTTTTATCAAACTGAGAGCTAATTAAAGCCATCTCACTACCTAAGACTTTAAATGCCTGGTTAATATCACGAAGTGCATTTTTAAATTCCTTTTCGCCTTCCACTCCGATTTTTAAACCGAAATTATCTGCCAAGATTACCTCCTCCTTTCGTTGAAAAATCAAATCCCATAAGGAATAATGTCATCGATATAAAGTTCCCGCTTCGGTTTTGACAT